CCCTCGTACCAATCCTTGGGATCGTAGTCCTTGACGTTCTGCCAAGTGGGATCGTTGGTCAGATCGAAAGCGACGTCGGGATGGATGATGGCGACATAGCTGTCACCGATCTTCTCGGCGTTCTGAGTCTTCAGAGCGCGAGCAGCCTTCTTGATGTCCTCGACGGTCAGGTTGTCAGCCAGGGCGGAACGGGAGTTGACGCCACCGGCATAGATGACGTTGGTACCGCCGTTCAGAACCTCACGGGTGATGGTGTCCAGAGTGGCACCGGCCTGCTGGCCCAGCAGCTTGGTAGCCTGGACCATGTTGTTGTCGATAGCAGTCAGCAGCAGCATATCAGACAGGGTGATGTAACCGCCGTACTGAGCCACAGTGGCCTCGATGGTGGTCACAGCCAGGGACTGGCCATCAGGAGTGACGCCCTCGACCAGGGGAGTCAGCAGCTTGCCCAGGGGGCTGAACTTGCGGAACTCGATGATCTTGCCGCCATTCTTGGGGATGGGGTGCTTCTGACCGAACTGATCGTGCACCATCTTGGGCTGGGCGTTGTCGATCAGGTAGTCAGAGTAGAAGGTCTTCATCTCGGGGGACAGATCGCCGGAGGTGGTGACCTGGGTGTTCATCTCAGCAAACAGCTGCAGATTGATGTTCTTAATGGTATCAAACATGGTTGATGTCTCCTTTCGTGATTGGCGGGAGACAAGTCGCTTATCCAAAGCGGATCTTCTCTCCTCGCATGGCACGACGTACAGCCTCGGCTCTGTCGGCTTTGGATAGACTGTGCACGTCGTTCTTGACGATCACGGCGCTCTGGGAGGAGGTACCATTCTCACTGGGTCTGGACTGCTTGGCCTTGATGTTGGCCTGCATCTGGGCACTGGCCGTCTGTGCGGCATTGCGTGCGGCTGCAGCCTTGATCTCTTCCATGTGGACCAGCTCGTAAGCCTTCTGCACGGGGATGCCGGACTTCAGCAGGCCCTGGAAGTCCCGGTTCTGGATCTCGGTTCGGAGATCGAAACCAGGGTACATATCCTTCATGCCCTCTGCCTCCTGCATCCACTTGGCCAGCTGGGCCTGTGCCTGCTGCTCACCCTGCTGTCTCTGGCGGATGGCACGCAGCTCGGCGTTCTCACGCTCCAGCTTCTGCATGGCTCTGTACTGCTCCACGGTGAGGCCTTCCTTGTCAGCAGCCTCTTCCCAATAAGAGGTGTCTTCCTCGATTGCGGTCATGAGCTTCTTCATGTCACCGTCAGCGATGTTGTACCGCTGCAGAAGCATATCCAAAATGGGCTTCTGATCGGACAGGCTCTGCTCCATGCCCTTGACTTCCTTGAAGCGACGGTTAAAGGCCTCCTGGAACTTCTCGGCGTAAATATCCTTGTATTCGCCGCCGATCATGTCATCGAATGCCTTGCGTCTCGCCTCCAGGGTGTCGGATGTGGTGCTCACACCACTCTTGTTGCCGTTGGCCTCGGCAGTGTTCCCGGCGTCGGAACCGACAGCAGTACCGTCAGCAGCGTCCTGCTTACCAAATACCACATTGTCATAAGCGCCCGTCTTCCCACGGCGGCTGCCTCCGCGGGTACCTTTGATCTCAGCCTTTGCCAAGTTGCCCTCGCTTGCCTGGGGGGCACTTGCGGCGGCACCTTCGCCACCGGCAGCACCACCAGCTGCTGCGCCGTTGAACAGCTGCAGGTCGAACTTGGGCCAGTTGATGTTGTTTCGCATGGTATCCATGCTCCTTTCTCGCGGCCTATTCCCGTGAGTCACCGGCAGTTCCGGAATATTCGATCGTCACATGGTCGGGGTACTGACGGGAGATTTGGATCAATCCCATCAGCGCCACCTGGAATGCGACGTTTACGTTATCTGTACCGGCACAGGCGATGTACACCTGGCCGTCTTCCACCATCAGCTCATCCATTTCGGTAATCTCTTCCTGGTTGTTCTCCAACCAGCCCAGCAGGCCGAAGGCGATGGCAGATACACCGGCACAGACAATGTCCTTGCCGTGCTCGGCATATCCCGCATGGCCGTTGATGGTCAGCTCATGCTCGCCCTCTCCCCGGTTGTAATGCACCCGGATCATTTTGCATTCATGTCCGGCTTGGCGCGGGCCGCAAGCCGCTCGCCGTAGGTGTTCAATCCTTCGGTCTGCGGCTCTTTCATGGCACTGCCCTTGCTCTCACCCTTGGGGACCGGTTTGCCGCTCTGAGGGGCGCTCTGGCCCTCCTGCTGGCCTTCCATCAGACCCAGCACATCCTGGCCGGTGGTCTTGTAGATGATCATGCCCATCTTCTGCATCATCATCTGCATCTGCTGCAGCTGGTTCATGAGGGTCATGCCCTGCTGCACGCGATCCTTGACCTTCTCCTCGCCATCGAAGTCCATCAGCTCCAGGGCCGTCAGACTCTGATCAGCCAGCTGGGGATTGAAGAAGCCCAGGTTATACAGCTCCTTGGCCAGCTCATTCTGTGCCAGCTTGCTGTAGGGGCTGCGCTTCTGAGGACGGATGATGATATCGAATACAGGCTTTCTGGTGCTCTGCACATAGCCGGGCTCCAGCTCCTGCCCAGGATAGGCGGGAGGAATGGGCTGGCCCTGCAGACGCTGGTTGTTGAACTGGATGTATTCGAAACGGCCAGTGTCGCCGGTGATGCGGAAGGTGCGGTTCTCGGTATAGAACTGACGCAGCAGCTCGATCACCAGGTAGCACTCCTTTGCATAGGAGCGGAAACTGCCGGAGATCATGTCTCGCGACGTCTTGTTTCCGGCCTCCTGGAGCACAGCCAGGGCCGCGCCGGAGGTCACGCCCGAACCGCTGCCGCCCTGGTTGAAGTCCCGGTTAGCAGAGGTCTCCTTCAGCTCCTCGATCTTCATCTGCAGCACGTTCAGCACGTTGCTGTTGATGGTGTTGACCTGGATGGGCTGCAGGCGCTCCTCAGAGATATCGCCCTCCACATCCACGATGGGGTTGTTCCAGTCGAGGAACTGCTCCTTGTTGATGCCCACGGTCTTCTTTGCCCAGAAGCGGGGACGTGCAGACATGACAGTGTTCTCCAGGATGGCCTGGGACAGCTTGTCGATGTACATCTGCGGGTCCTTCATGATGGCGATCAGACCAAAGCCAACAGGCGTGCCCTCTTCGGGATACAGCACGTCGAATACGAAGGGGTACTCGCCGTGATCATAGAAGCCGTTGGGGTACTGAGGGTTGCCCTCACTGGCGAACAGGACCTCGTTGCCCACAAACTTGCACAGGTGCAGGATGTTCTTGCCCTCCGGTGTGCGCCGCTTGTAGTACCAGTCCACCACCACACTCTTCTCGCTGACATCCACGTTGTCGTCGTAGACGTACTGCTTGACGTCGATCACCTGGCCGTCCAGCTTGCCCTTCAGATCGGGGTACTGCTGCTCCAGCAGATCGTTGTCCACCAGAGAGACGTTGAACAGGTTGCGGCTGGCCTGCAGATCGGTGATGCCGGGTTCCCAGAAGAGGTTGAGTGCATCTACGAACTTCAGCGACACATCGCCCATGCCGTCCTCCAGCTCCTTGTCCCAGAAGACGCCCTTGGGAACGAAGCCGTGCTTCAGCTTGTACCAGGCAGCATCGCTGTAGGTCTCTTCGTAGTTGTTGCGCTCAAACACCACCGGGATGACAGAGGACAGCACCTTTGCATCCATCTCGTCGGACTGCTCACGGGGCAGCACGTTGGGTTCGGGGTAGTTGTCCATGACATCGGCGTGCTTGTGGCTCAGCGAGTTAAACAACCAGGCGGAGGTAGGCTCAGGCCGGGTGCCGGCGTCTGCCTGCTTGCCACGGATGACTTCCCAGTGGCGCAGCTTCCACCAGCGTTCTTCCTCAACGATCCGGCTCTCCAGGTTGCTCTTGCCTTCCTTGTACTTCTTCAAGGTGGCAGTGGCATCTGCGATGGCCTTCTTGTCGATGGCCTGGGTCATAGGTTCGGGCAGTGCACCGGCGCTCACAGGCTCCTCCTGGACGCCGGGAGCATTCAGCCCCAGCTTCTGCATCGCCAGAGGGATGTAGTCCATGATGGTCTTTCCCTTGGCGTTTGGGGTATTCATATCGGGCATATATCACCCTCCTAACTTGATCATTTTCCGGTTCAATTTGATCACATGAGTAAATTAATATCTGCGGAAGAACGCGTACTGATCGCGCTTGATCTCCTCGTCATCGTCCAGCGGGTTATAGACCGCCGGCTTGCGCTCCTTGACCTTTACAGGCTCCATCGGGTTGGCCATGCAGAGGTAGCGACACTCGTCGTAGCAGTGATCTTCCATCTTGGTCGCAACGTCTTCCGGCCTGTTCTCGTCATACAGCAGTGTGGGCAGCGTTCGGATGATGCCCTTGCAGTTGCTGAAGAAGTACATCATCGGCAGACCGTTCTCATCGAATTGGAGTCTGTAGTGGACCTGCATGAGGCCCGGCAGGCGCTTGTGATCGCCTGGGTCAAAGTACACGCCATGCTTTTCCGCCGTTTCTGCGATGGATACGCCGTGGCTCTTGTCCCAGATAGCCGGGTCAGCCACACCGCTGATGCGCTTGCCCTTCAGCCAGTGGTGTTCGCTCTCGATCCTCTTGATCTCCTTGAAGATCTCGTCCGGCGTCCACTTCACACCCACGTCTTCCTCGCCCTGTACGCAGCCATAAAGCTCCAGGATGCGGTAAAGCCTGCCGTCATAATCGACAGTCCACCAGGCGCAGGAAAACGGCTTAGAATAGCCAAAGTCGAAGCTGCGCCAGATCGGCCACTGCTTCGGCGGGTCAAAGGGAGTGATGACGTGTGTCCACTCCCGGTCATCGTAATGCTCAGGATCGTCGCGGAACTCCTCGAACACAGCGCCGCCCTCAATGCCCCATTCACCCAGGCCGGCTACGCGGTATCGGGTGGGGTTGCGTTCCTTCATGTCCTCAAACTTCTGCCGGTCAGCCTTGTCCAGCCACTCGTTGCACAGATAGTTTGTGGTCTTCGCCAGGATGTTGTCGTTAGGCGGAGCATCGAAGAACCGCTTCTTGATCCAGTGGCTCTGCAGCCAGGGGTTAAAGGTCAGCGTGACCTGTTTCCACAGTCCAGTCTCCGGCGGGATCTCGCCTCGGATGGACTCGTCCAACATATCGAAGTCAGCCTCGTTGTCTACCTCGAAGGCCTCCTCGATCCAGAGCCAGCACAGATAGCCGCTGGGCACTGCGATAGAGGTGATCTTCATGGGGTCATCCAGACCGCGGAAGTAGATGAGCTGACCGGTCGGCTTGTATTTGGCGTACAGCGGGCTTGTGGTGAAGTCCCACAGGTGATATACCTTCAGCCGCTGCGCTGCCCACTTGAGGTCGGCAAAGCAGCTGTCACGGATGGTAGCGAATGTCTTACGCACCACCACCATATTGGCCTCTGGGTATTTCATCATGTGGTAGATGTACCACAGCGCTGTCGTTTTGCTCTTCTTGCTGGCTCGGCTGCCCTTGCATACTCGGTAGCGCCCGCGAAAGCGCCAGAAGTCGCCGTAGCCCTTGCCGATCAGGTCAGGGAGATAGACTCGCAGATCATCATTCTGCAATGTCATCATCTCCCGAGAAAACAACAGGTTTCATGTTCACATCGCCGCTCAGATCCACAGCCTGCGATGCCTTGCCATAGATAGCCTCGAAGAAGAACTTCTCGATATCCGCTCTTACCTTCACAGGTGTGGCAGGGTCATCTGCGATCTCACGCAGCCTCTGGGGTGCCTCTTTGGCGTACTTCTCCAGCTCTACCGGCTTCTTGGGTCTGCCGTTGGGGTTACCACTCTGACCCTTAACGAAGCGTCCTGATTTGTCTCTGTTACCAGGTGCATCTGCCATGTGCCCTGCCTCCTTTCATCGAACATTTGTTTGAACGCGGTACATTACCATATTTTTGCGACTTTGACCATACTTTTTGGCCTACGAAAAGTTCCCAAAAGTTCATGAAAAAAAGGCCGGGGATTACTCCCCGACCAGGTCATCTACGGTCAAGATGGGTTTTCCATCCTTCCGCTCTCCGTTTTCAACAAAGATCTCACCACGAACCCTTGTAACGCAGTGACAATCAAGTCTTTCGCTGGGTGCGCTTTTCATGCTGATCAGATACTCGATCAATGCGTCGAGCGTCCAGTTACTGAACCGCATCCCCAGCCTCTTCCTTCTTCTGCAGCCACAGCTTGGTGCCCGTGCCATCCTCCGTGGGATAGGCGATCACATCATAGCCCTGCAGCATATTGGTGATGGTGGTGCGCTTGACATCCACCGCCTTGTCCTTTTCCGTCGCGCCGTACAGCATCAGGATGGCAGCCACCAGCGCCTGGTTGATCTGATTGACCTCCTGCCATGCCTGCAGCCGCACCTCCTGGTCTTTGTTGCGCTTCTTGTACCGGAGGATGGTGTCCGCATAGTTGCCCATCATCTTCCGCATTTCCTTCTTAGTCTTAGCCATATCAAAACCTCCAAACATTATTTGACGTGTTGCTGTACCTTCCGCGGATTTCCTCAAGCATCGACTCCGTGTACAGCATCTCAAGTTCCCGTATCCGGTCCTCGATTGTGGCGGCCTTTTCCTGTAATGCTTCTGCGGCCTTTACCTTGTCGCGGACCGCTTGCACTCGGTTCAACTCTCCCATCGAGCAGTAGGCCTTCGGCATCATGTTGCAGCCCATCCTCATGCAGTACACCTTGCCCGGCTCACCCTTGTCCCGGGTGCCGTGGAGGCATTGGATGCATCTGACGTGGTCCTTCTCCACCTGGACTTCCTTCACCACGACTTCCGCCGGCTTGCTGTACTCCCTCAGATACTTGCTGACGGCGAACAGGAAGCAGGACGTCGCCGCCCAGTACAAGGTCTTGATCATTTCTTCAGCTCCTTCTCGATCTCACAGCCGGTCCCGGATTTGCCGGACCTGGGTTTTCAGGTCCTTTAAGTCCAGAACCTCCTCGATCAGCAGCAGCACAGCCTTGCACAGCCACCAGATCAGCTCATTCTGCCAGATGTCTCGGTGTACTGCCGTCCGCTCCATTCCCTCGCTGATGGCCGCTCTGGCCTCCAGCAGCTTATCCTTCCGGGTCATCTACACCATCCTCTCTCAGATGTTCGCACCACGGAAAGCAATCACAACCGGAGCCTAACGCAGGGCAGCTCCAAATGTCATCGACAGGCAAGATGCAAATCAGCATTCGTCAGCACCTCCATCCATCTTCGCTCCGCAGTTGGAGCAGTAGTTATATTCCATAACGCTATCTGCCCAACATTCATCACCGCAAACAGAACACTTGGCCCGTCCTACCTTTTCAACCCACCGCCCATGCTTCTGTTCGGTATATTCAACAATGTCATCCGTATCTACATAGTTCAACCCCAGCGTTGCTTTTTCGGCGGTTTTGAACATTCTTGGCTTACATTGAGAATTAAGAACGCTCTTTCCGTTCCGAAACTGAAAGAACACGCTTTCTCCGCGATTGATCCAACTTGCCATCACCTACACCTCCAAATCCATTTTTGCCCCACAATTCGGACAGTAATTCGGCTTGTCATCGTAGCAGTAGCCGTCAAAACTGGCTTTCTTTCCGCACTCTGAACAATGCCAATCACGCACCATTTTGTCTACCCACCGCCCATGCCGCACAGGCTCGGCTTCGATGGTGGGGCTTACCCGCAAAGCGTGTTGTATAACACTCCGCTCTTTCCAGTTAAGACCGTTTGCCTTTTCGCACAGCGCATCCGCATCAATCAGTCGCATCGTCACCCCTCCGTTCTCCCCAACTGCAAAAAGCATCCGAGGTGATTGCTGCCTCCCATTCGTCTGTCCACAAACGGCAAGTAATATCACCATCGCCCCAGTCCAAATAGTGCTTGCAGTCCTTACACCGCACGATCTCAGCCCTCGCAGCAGCCTTGCCATCCCGATACCCTTCGTCATAGAACCTCCGGGCATCGGTCAGTGCCTGTGTCAGCCGTTCCTTGTCTACATCAAAACCGTAGCTTTGGCAGACCTTCACGCACTCATTTTCCATGTTGGCGATCATATCACCGACAATATTTTTAATGATCGCTTCCATCGTCATCCCTCCACTCCGTAATATCGAGCGGTTGCATCGTTTATGAACTCCGCCGCCTCTTTTGTTTTCTCTATCCAGCCGCTCCGGATCGATGTCCCCCAATTTCCAAAAGCAGAAACCAACATCATCCACAAAGCGTGTTTGTCTGTCATCCACTCATCTGTGGGAATAGGGCACGAAACAAAATCATCTGCGGCGGCAAGTTCATCGGCCAGCTCCCACAGCCACTCTTCGTGTCCGTTGTAAGAAGCGATTCTTCCAAAAGCATCCAACATCGCACTCCGGGAAATCAGATCACCTGTCATACTTACACCTTCTCTTCTCCGCTTTGCTGCAATAGTCGTTGGCCGTGATTTCCATGCCGCTTGCCGGGCATACAAGGTTGCCGCTGCGAGTCACCTTGGCCTTCATCCAGTAGTAGCAGTCCTTGCATCGGATCGGTGCCAGATTGCTTTTCGCCATATCAAAGGCTTCTCTGATCAGGTCGTTATCCGTCATCAGCACCCTCCCAGCTCTCTGATCGTCCTGCGCACAGCATTCGCCATATCGTGGATGCCGGCGATATACACAAGCGTCTTTTCAGCGCCTTCGCCCTGTTCCTCCCAGTACGAAAGCTCATCAAGCATTTGGGTCTCCAGGATGTTGACGTTCTCGGTTGTCAGTTTCATCGCCATGTTATACCTCCCTCACACTGATCCCATGCACCCAGCGCATGAGCTTGCGCTTGATGACATAATCCTTGGTGCGCACACCCTTGGTGTCCTCCACCACCTTCTGGCCGTCCTGGACATAGCAGAAGTCTGCCACATAGAACACGGCCTTCTCCGCGCATCGTTGGCCATCCTTCAGCCGCTGACCCTTCTTGCCATACCGTTCAAAGGTCTCATACTGGGCCGGGACCAGTTCAAACCGCTTCTGCAGCTCCAGATCGGAGATCTTCCCCGCCTTTTGGAGAAAGTACAGCTCCTGGTACCGCTTTGCCTCCCGCCTGCTGTCAAAGGTGATGCCACCCACTGTGATCTTCTTGTTGCCGTATTTTCTGGGGGAGGATCTCCCCTCCCCTTTATATGCCGCCCGCATCAGAAAGGCAGGCCTTCGTCACTGGCATCCAGTACAGGTCTGAAGCCACCGGTATAGCCGCCGTGGCTCATGCTCTGGGTGTCGTCGCGCTTAGGCTCACAGAAGTGTGCCTCATTCACTCGGACCTCGGTGGCCTTGCGCTTGTTGCCCTGCTTGTCCTCAAAGCTGCGGGTCTGGATGTGGCCCACGATAGCCATCATGACGCCCTTGCGGAAGTGCTTGGCGATGAACTCGGCGGTCTTCTCCCAGGCCACACAGTCGATGAAGTCGGTGTCGGAGTCAGCGCCTCTCCGGTTGCAGGCCAGGGTAAAGTTGGCCACCATCTTACCACCGGGAGTGGATCGCAGCTCGACGTCGGCCACCAGTCGGCCCTGGATGATTGCAGTGTTGATGCTCATGTTGTTTGTTCCTCACTTTCTATTCATTCAGCAGCGGCATGGTCATTCCAGCCGCCAATGCTTGCATACCTTCGCGGACATCAGCCGGCAGCGCCAGCTGTTCCTTCTCTTTTGCCACGATGGCCTTGTAGGATCGCTTGAAGTTGCTCGCCACCACGCTCTGCACGGTGTCCTCATCCATCAGCGCCCAGGCTCTCAGCTGACTCGGCCCGCCTACCAGCCGCTGCAGCATGGGAGGGAGCTTGTAGAACTCCTCCTCAGCGCAGTACGATGCGTTCCTGGTAGCCTTGCTCACCAGAGACCAGGCCTCCAGCTCTGTCATGATGTTGGGTGCCTGCAGCTTGACGATGGCCTCCTTGATGGCTCCGATGTGGGGAGGGAATCCCTTCACATCACTGGCGATATGTGCCTTGACCGCCATCGCCACCAGCTGTGCCGGTTCATCAGAGAACATCGCACTCCACAGATCCACCACAGCCTCGGCGTCCTTGCGGTTCATATCCCGGTAGTAGTTGGGATACGCCGCCTTCAGCACGCCCATAATGGCCAGGGTCTCTTCTCTCGTCATAGTCCTCTCTCCTCCTGCAGCATCTCCAGGAACGGGTTGGATGTCTGGAAGCCGTTGTCCTTCCGTCCTGTCTGCTTGCCTGATTTCTCCCATGTACGGACAGCAGCCTTCCAGTCCTTCATGGTGTTCTTGCCCACCTTCCAGCCGTTGCTGGTGTAGTAGTCGAGAAAGCGTTCAGGATCTACGCTGTTCCCACGTTCCCGGCAATAGGCCTCAACCTCTTCCAGGGAGGGTGGGGTGAAGCGCTTTGCGCGTCCCTTACTCTCTTTCTCTTCTTCTACTTCTTTTTCTTCTTCTTTATCTTCTTCTGCCTGTCTAACATTAGGTTTACTGTTAGGTTTACAGTCAGGTTTACCAGCCGTCAGCGCCTTCTGCTTTGCCCTGTATTCCTTCATGTAGTTGCGCATGAACTCCTTGCGGTTCTCCATCTGGTCGAGGTTCTGGTGCTTTCCCCAATTAGGGATCGTGATAACACCGTCAATAATCTCAACCATTCCGAACTGCTCAAATGTCTGAAGGGCCATCGTTACGGTTGCTTCCTTCATGCGGAAGATGGTAGCCAGCATCTTATCTGTGTAGGCAACACGCCCCATCATAAAGACACCGCTGTTATTCTGCTTTCCTGCCAGGCACAGCAGCTTAAACCATACTGTAATAATGGCGTATGCATCAGGAAGGCTTTCGATCAGCAGGATCTTCTCATCGTCAAAGATATCCGTGGTGATCTTGATCCACTTGACATCAGCCATTACTTCTCCCCCTTCTGCGCTTTCTGGCCGTTATAGTCGGCCTCGATGATCTCCAGCAGCCGGCGGTTCTCGTCTGCGACTTCCTGCTTGCTTCGCTTGCGCTTGGGCTCAAAGCTGCGGCAGTCTCCCGGACCGTTGCCGGGGTCGCGCCGGTGCCCAATGCCGTGGAGCAGATAGTAGTGGCAGCACACGTCGCCGCCGGAACCTCCACGCCACCAGTGGCACTTTCTGCACTGGTGCAGGCCAAGATCCCTTACTTCCCGCTCCTTCTGCACCTCGGCCTTGACAGCCGCATTGATGAGCGCCTGCTCCGCCATCAGTCTTCGGTAATGCTCTCTCCTGGCCTTGCGGTTTCTTGCGCTGGCGCAGGCCACACAGCGCCGTCTGTTCGCGTTCACCGGCAGCAAGTAGGTCTTGCCGCAGTCAGGGCAGGTGAAATCACCCATCTTCGTTGTTCCGTCCTTGCCTCTCGCCATGTTTCTCCTCCTCGGTTTTGCGCCTGTAGTAGGCCTTCTGTTTCGCTCGGATCTCCTCGCGGTGCTTCTCTCGGTACTGAGTCATGTAATACTTGCGCCTCTTCCGGGCAAAGGCCTCCGCCTGCTCAGCCGGCGTCTTCATGCTACACCCCGGTCGAACCGAACCCATGCGACCCGCGCTCGGTATGCTCCAGCTCCTCCACCAGCTCGATCTCAGGAGTGATGATAGGCAGGATCACCAGCTGGGTGACTTTGTCACCCTGGGCGACCTTGAACACGCGGTCAGAATGGTTGAACAGCACAGCCTTGATGGTGCCGGTATAGCCGGCGTCGATGGTGCCGCGGCAGGTGATACCATGCTTGGCCATCAGACCGGACTTAGAGGTCAGCAGACCCACGAAGCCCTTGGGGATTTCGGCGTGCACGCCGGTGGACACCGTCACCCAGGTATGGGGAGCGATGTAGGCGGTCTCGGCAGCGTACAGGTCCAGGCCGGCGTCGTGTTTGTGCGCCCTGCTGGGCATGACAGCGCCCTGGTCTAATTTAATTCTCATTGGTTACACTTCCTTTCCAGCGTCGCGCAGCATCCTGCGCATGGTCTTCAATCGTTTGAGGACAGACAGCGCTCTGGCTCTGTCCTTTCGATATTGGCGTTCGATCTGTCCGATGTCGGAGGCGAGGTAGTAACCCTCGCCATCCCCATCGTTCACGATCAGTTCGCCCCGGTCTCTTGCCTCCTCGATCAGCTTGCGAGTCTGCCTGTCGGTAAGACCCAGACGGGTCGCAAGCACTTCACGAGAGATGGCATTTGCCTTACCCTCTGGGATGAACCTCTCGATGTTCACTACTTGCACACCTCCAGAATGTGCTGTGCCATCTCGCCGAAGACCTTCGCCACATCGAGCAGCATATTGCGCATCTGCTCCTTCTCGGGATCGACCGCAGGAGTAGGCTCTTCCACCACAGGCTCTTCCACAGGAGTCTCGACCTCTTTCTGTGCGTGCCGCAGTTCCCAATGGTGCTTCATGTGGTCGGACTGGCTGTCGAAAACCATGATATTCTCTGGTCTGTTGTCGGTCTTGTCTTCGTTGATGTGGTGGATTACCTCGCCATCTTTCAAAGGTCTTCCGAGCATTTGTTCAGCCACCAGAATATGCTCTCTGACATATCCGTTGCTCTTTGCTCTCGGATGCTCGGGATCGTAAACGACAGGGTATCCGTTGCACAGCACAGGCTCGTCCTTGAAAGCAAATCGACCAAGCTCATCTCGCTTGTGGCAC